TTTTGTTCCAATAAATTCGAAGGTCTTTATCAACACCTAACATTTTAAAAAAACTTGAAATGTCTGAATTAACAACATTTATAAAACTACCTTTAGACCAATCTGGGTCTATATATAAGAAAAAGGCCACTCTATTAGGGTTTGCCTCACCATATCGTACTTTATGAACCGTAATCTTTATTGGTTCGTCATCTTCACCAACTAATTCATCATTAATTTTAGGTTCAATAACATCATCAATATAAGTTTGTAAGTATTTTTCAATTTTACCTGAATCCATTATTAAGAATTTGAAGAAGAAAGACCTAATTGTTTAGAGTATCTTCCAATATTACAAGACCAATATCCTGCGGTTGTTCTGTCTGTTTTTTGAAGACAATTACTACTTTCTTTAACCGATAATTTAGACTCACCAAAAGTTACTTTTTTAAGACCCCCTGATTTACTCTTAGTATATACTGCAAATTTCTTATGTCCTCTTGGAGTTTTGGATTCTGTTAAAGTATCCTCTTCAGTCTCGTAAACATAAGGTGCGTCCAAATAGATGTATTGTTTACCAATTTTAACTTTTTTACCCAAATCAGATTCAACCATTAATTTGTCTTCGTCATTTAAATCGATTTTACCCTCATTATAAAGGTCTCTAACTTCATTAACTAAATTAAAATAACCTTCAGAGTAAACTTTAAAAACATTATTAGTTAATGACATATCATTTTCAATGTGATATTGTAACGCGTCGGAAACTTCAACATTCTCTTTTAATAACAAAGATTTGTTTAAATGTCCCTCCAACGTTTCTTTTATCAATTGTCTTAAATGCATACTATTTTTATTATAAATACTTAAAAGTTAACTCCTAATCCAATTGTTCCATTATTGATTACAGGGTCGTAGTCTAATTTTAATATGGTTGTTTATTTTAATATAAATACCTTTCAAGTTAATCTTTTATAATATTTATTAATACCAAGATACTATCTAAAAGTTTTTCTAACTTTTTAGATTTAATAAACGGTATTAATTAAAAAAAAATTAGATAAAAGTGAAAAATTTATCAAAGGAAGAGCTATTAAGTAGAATTGAGGCAATTAATAGAAGTAATGCAATAATATATTTTGACCTAAATGGTTTTATTTTAGGGGTTAATCCCATTTTCTTAAAGACCATGGGATATTCGGAGAATGAACATGAAAAAGTTATAGGCCAGCACCATAGTATTTTTGTTTCACCTGAAGTTGTAAAGTCGGATGATTACAAGGAGTTTTGGAAAAAACTATCAGAGGGAAAGTTCTACGAGGGAGAGTTCGAAAGAATAAAATCAGATGGTAGTATTGTTTACCTTCAAGCAACCTATAACCCAATAATTAATGAAGATGGTATAGTTACAAAGATAATGAAAATTGCTACCGATATTACTACAACTGTAATAGCTAAAAATGAAATCGGGGCCGTGGGTAGAAGTAACGCTATCATCTATTTTGATTGTGACGGTTACATACTTGGAGCAAATTCTATTTTTTTAAAGGCGATGGGGTTCGATGAAAAAGATGAAAAAAGAATTATTGGTAAACACCATAGTATTTTTGTAAGTCATGAGTATTCAAAATCGGAGGAATATAAAGAATTTTGGGTAAAACTGAGTAGTGGAAAGTTTTTCGAAGGGGAATTCGAAAGAAGAAAACTAGATGGTTCTCCAATCTTTTTGAAAGCAACCTACAATCCAATACTTAATAACGACGGTATTTGTAAAAAAGTAATGAAAATTGCTAATGATATTACCGAGACTGTTGTTAGTAAGAATAAAATAGATGAACTTTCAAAAAATTTACAAACAGAATTAGATAATTCAAACAAACTTCGTATGTCAATCGAGCTCGAGAAAAACGTAGCGTTAGAGGACTTAGACGCTACAATCAAAAAAAGTCAAAACCAATTGATAGGAACTATTGTTAAATCAGCTCTGTTTGTAATTATGAGTGTTGGATTTATTACCACTATAATGTACTCATTTGCAATACTGTCGAATAAAGATACACAAATAATTGGCTCAACGTGGAGTAATATGTTCAGTGTCTTACTCACAAACGCGTTCTCCATCGTAGGTACGATTATGGGTATCAAATACGCTACCTCAGATGATAAAAAAAATAAATTAGAATAAAGTATTTTTTTTAGAGAAACATACTCTCATCTTACTCTCCATAATTAAAGAATATTTATAGTAAACGTAAATTACTATGATACTAAAAGTTGGGTCTAAAGGAGAAGACGTAAAAAAACTCCAACAGAAATTAGGATTAGGTACTGATGGAATTTTTGGTACAGGAACTGAGACTGCAGTAAAAAAATGGCAGGTGGATAACGGATTAACCGCTGACGGAATTGTTGGTGAAGGAACTTGGGGTAAAATGTTTCCACAACAACAATTAATTACTGAACCAGCCCCTGTTAAATCATCAACTCCTTCAGGTAGTGGATTTAAATTAGAGAATCTAAAAGGTCACATACCTGATTCAGTAATTGCTCAAATTCCTGATACCGCTAAAAAGTTTAATATAACAACACCATTAAGATTGGCGCACTTTTTAGCTCAGTGTGGACACGAATCAGGTGGTTTCAAAGCAGTACAGGAAAATTTAAACTATTCCGCAACTGGTCTTAAAGGTACTTTTTCAAAATACTTTAAAGAGGCTGGATTGGCAGAATCATACCAAAGAAATCCACAAAAAATTGCAAGTCGAGTTTATGGTGGAAGAATGGGTAATGGTCCTGAGTCTACTGGAGATGGTTATAAATTCCGTGGAAGAGGTTATATCCAATTAACAGGAAAAGAAAATTATACTAACTTTGCAAAATTTATCGGAGAAGATACTGTTGCAAATCCTGACTTAGTTGCAACAAAATATCCTTTAGCTTCAGCAGCATTTTTCTTTGATTCAAATAAACTTTGGTCAATTTGTGACAAAGGTGCTGATACTGTAACAGTAACTGCGGTAACTAAAAGAGTTAACGGTGGTACTATCGGATTACCTGACAGAATTAAACACTTTAACGAATATTACCATTTATTGTCATAATTTTGTAATTATCAAATAAAGTATTACCTTTAAATTAAATTAAAAAAATTATGACCAAAGATAATATTAAACTAGCAATCAAAGATTTTGAATGGGTGATTAAGATTTTAGAATCTTCAGAAGATGAAAGTCATATGAAGACAACTTTAAAATGTTTTTCATTATGGGATTCAAAATATTCAGATTCGGGTCTAACAAGATTAGAATCAGATGTATTGAATAAGTTAAAGTTGAATTTTTGGTCATTATATAAAGATAAAAATAGTAAGATTGGAACCATTAATATTTAATAGCGAATTCATACCAGAGGTACAAATCGCGGTCATTCTTGATGACCATCCTCAATATGGAGAACTTAAACCATTATTTGATGAGTATGGGTATGGATTTATGGTACCAGGTAAAAACTTGATTATAATAGACGGAGAACAGTTTATTGATAACTTTGGAACTGATGTTCTTAAATTTATTGAAGCTCATGAAGTCTCTCATATTATATTGGGTCATGACGGTCCAAGAAATGATGATGAGGAGATGGACGCTGACTTAGGCGCTTATTTATTATTACAAAAAGTTGGTAGACAAGATTCTATTAAAACTCTTTTGAGACACTTTAAAGAAAGACATGGTGTTGCTTTTGATGAAAAATTATTAGATAGAGTAAAAAATTCATTCTAACACTATTGAAAAGTGGACTTTTTTAAATATTTTTCATATTTATTTGTACACATCGCTCCTTAAGGAGTGTTCTCATATATCCCTTTCCAAAAGACCCGCGAAATTTATTTTGTCGGGTCTTATTTTTTTACTATATTTGTAGAAATATTTAGAAAAAATGGAACCAGAGAAAGACATATTTGACGAGTGGGCAGATGAGAGGTCTAAAAAACCTTGGATTATACGAAAATTAGAATTTATCCCGTTATGGTGGAATCACGAGGGTAAGTATCTACATAAAGAAATTCGTACAGGAATAAAAAATATTTGGTATTGGTTACCAATTATTTGGAAAGACAGAAATTGGGACTCTCACTACATCTTTGAGATTATGATGCATAAACTCAAAGCTCAATCAAAATATATTGGAGGTAGGGGTATTCATTTACGTGCTGAAAGAGATGCTGAAGTTATGATGACATGTGTCAGATTAATGAAACTCATCCAAGATGATTTTTATAGTTCAGAGTACTCAGATTATCATAAAACAAAACATTGGTTTGAAGATGTACCAGGAAAAGAAGGTTATAGCTCTTGGGAATCTAAATTACTTGAAGAAAATTTTGATGATTATTTTAAAAAGTACCCTCTAATACATAATAGGGTATTAAATGGTGAAGGTGTCTTTGGAAGAGAAGGACGTAAAGAGGATAAACAAGTTATTGCCATGAATATTGCGCACATTAATCATGACAGAGCGAGAAAATTGTTGTTCAAAATAATGGAAGAAAACATCGAAAGATGGTGGGATTAATAAATTAAAAAATTATGTGGAAAGTTTATGTATTAATGTTCGTTGTAGTTTCAATTATTTCGTACTTTTGGGTTCGAGGAATTGACTACATGAAAGAAAATCATCCTGATTATAAAGGACACGATTTATTTGGGGATTTTGACGAAGAAGATAAAGACAATATATTATGAAAATAACATTCATCAGCGACACGCACAACAAACACAACCACCTTACAAGTAAGGGGATGGGTAACATATTGGGTAGTGGAGACGTATTGGTTCATGCTGGTGATATTACAAGTATGGGTAAACAACACGAAATCCAAAATTTCTTGAATTGGTTTGCCCGCACTGATTTCAAACATAAAATCTTTATTGCAGGTAATCATGATTTTGGATTTGAACACGGATTCGAAATCGACCAAGAATTCAAAGATATGGGAGTTATCTATCTTCAAGATAGTGAAGTTACCATTGACGGTGTGAAGTTCTACGGTAGTCCATGGCAACCTGAATTTTACGATTGGGCATTCAACCTACCAAGAGGGGAGAAACTAGCCCAGAAGTGGTCTAAAATCCCTGGTAACACTGATATCCTAATTACTCATGGTCCTGTTTACGGATTATTGGATTATGCACCTCATGGAGGACACGTTGGATGTGAGGAGCTATATAGAAGAGTTTTTGATATTAAACCAAAGATTCACGTATGTGGTCATATCCACGGAGCTTACGGTCAAAAAAGTATTGAAGGCGTTGAGTTTTTAAATGCCTCAGTTCTTGATGAAAGATACGAACACGCACACAAACCTATCGTTGTTGATTTCAATATTGAGACTAAGGAAGTGGTTTATGCTTAAAGAGTTGTGTGATTGTGGGAAAGTTGCAGTATGGTGCTACATGCCAGGATATTCTTCAGGTAGTAGCCCATACTTTTGTGACGATTGTGTAGGTCGAGGATGTAGTTGTAATCACAGATATGTTAAAGATGAATTATTCAAAGAAGGAGACCCTCCTGAAGGAGAAGAAGGTAAACATTGGGTATGGATTGTAAATGGTAGTATTTGGACATCTATCGATGATAATGGGAGAGAATGGCCTTGTGCAGAATATGATTATGACCCTGATGGGTATGAACGAGAAATAAATCCTCATGAATATGAAAAAAATAGCATTTGAAACAAAAGAAGTCTTAATCTGTGAATGTAACTCAGATGAGCATCAATATTTAATTTATTACGGTGAAGATGAATTTCCAGACGGACAAAAAATTCCAATGGTTTATATTCATCCACATTTAATAACGTATAACTCTTTTTGGAAAAGAGTCCTTTACGGAATAAAGTATATCTTTGGATATAAAACAAAATATGGCGCTTGGGATGAGTTTATGGTAAACCCTTCAGACGCAGACAAAATACAAGAAATTGTTAATTACTTAAAGAAGGAAAAAAATGACTAAAATTTATTTAGATGACGTTAGAACTCCTGTTGATAAAGACTGGACTATCGTAAGAGACTACGAACAATTTGTATCCACAATTCAATACATTGGATTGGAGAATATTGAGTTAATCTCTTTAGACCACGACTTGGGAGACACTGCAATGGCAGAATGGCATAAAAATGTTTATCATAACTATACTTTAAACTACGATAACATTTTAGAAAAAACTGGAATGGATTGTGTGAAATGGTTAGTTAACCAATGGTTAGATGGACAACCTGTGGTAGACGTAGTAGTTCATTCCGCAAATGCTGTTGGTAGTGCGAATATGATGGGGTATATTAATAACTACAGACATATTCACAGATTACCTCAAAATTGTGTGAGAGTACAAATCGAACATACGGTTTAATAAAAGGTGGAGAAATCCACCTTTTTTAGTATTTATTAGTATGGCAGACCAAAGTCAATTTTCAAGGATTTCAAAAAAACAATTATTATTCATCTGTGAACGATTACTTGATGAGGGGTTTGACGCCTCGTACATATATGATAATTACGATGATTCGTACAAGGCACTAGAGGATATTGGAAAGTACTTTAATGTTTCAATTAGTGATGAGGATGTACAATTTTTTGGTAAACTACTTAGCGATAACGATAACTTAATTGCAGATATTTTTGCAAACCAAGGGGCGAATAAAAACAACAAAGAATTAATTGAAAGATTAGAAATTCCTGTAGCCAAAGATTATGAATTAGAATATACCGTTGATGGGACCGTTAATTACACTGAATGGTACACTTATAAAGTATCCTCATACGATAAATCATGGGTAGATGAGTCTATTAGACAGCAATATAATGATGGTAATTTTGACTTATACGAAGGTCATTTAGATGATACCCAATACGATAATTATGAAATGAATGATTGGGAATTTAAAGGTGTTAGTGAAGTAGACCCAAAAGTTCAAGAATCATTATTAAGTAAACTTGTAATTGAAAACACCCAAGACGCTCTTCATTCTTTAGACAAAAAGACTTTAATTAAATTAAAATCTATTATTGAATCAAGACTTGGGCTTCTTTAATTTAGATTCTTGTTTTACCGCCTTTTGAGCTTCTTTAGCCAAATCCCCTAACGTTTTTTTCTTTACAGGTTTAGGAGCAACGTATCCCCTTTTATATTTAATTTCAACTTCTACAGGACCTGCAATTGTTATTTTTGAATTGTATTTCCAAATAGCAATGGTTTCCTCG